CGAGAGAGAAACGTTATAAGACGTGTTAGACACGGATACGTCTTATACGTTGTAAGACACTGGCACGTCTTATAAGACATAAGACATGTCTTGTATCTTACGTCTTATAAGATACGTCTTAAGTTCTTATACTGGGCTCATTCGTTCCTTTTTTTTATAGATATATTTTATACCCCCTCAAGACCTTGATTTTTGAATTTTTCTCATGTTCAATTCAACGCTTGATTCAACGTTCAAAAGGGATGGCAGGTTCCCACCTGCTACCGGCATCCCCACTTCGACAATTTTACTCCTTACGTCAATCTAAATTTCAAATCGCAGGTAGAAACCTGCCAGCGGGATACACACTTTGACAATTAGAGAGAAAAATAAAAGTGATGAAATTTGTGTTATCATTTATACGATGTACTTGTTTTCCTTTGTGAACTTTATTATTGTGTTTGTTATAACCATTTTTTGTTCGATTACAATTTTCCCTTCTTTCGTGTCTTTTATTGCGTTAAAATTCACTGTTACGGCATATTCATTTCTTCCTACTATTTTTTCGATATGAATCCCTGTTATTACAATTTTATGTTCTCCGTATTTCTCTTTTAGTATTTTTTTCGTTTTTTCTATTATTTTTTCTATTTCGTCCATATACATTATTCATATCCCTAATTCTTTCATTGTATGTGATATCATTCTTGGTGTTATTCCGGTGCTTCTTGTTATTGTTTTTATTATCTTTGCCGTGTTTCTTGTATTGTGTTTTTTCCTTGCGTGTACTATTGCTATTACTATCAGCATCTTAAGTAATTTCCAAGGTAAGTATTTTCCGTTTATCTTTGTTATTAAGTCTTGTGCCTCCATTAGTTCTTCTTTTGTTATTTCTTCGTCTAATTCTATCATGTATGTTTTTTGTATTTTGTTGTTCCTTATTCTTTCTGCGTAGAATGTCTTCATGTCGTTTGTGTACACTATTACATCATATTTTCCGTTTCTATTTAGTGCAGTAACTTCGTATAACTTTATCATGTTTATGCACCTATGAACGTTTTTTTCTCCCCGTTTTGAATTATTTCATATCTTCTTCTCAAAAATTGGGACGGTGTAAACATTAGTACGCTTCCTTTTTCCGTAACTATCTGAAATCTCGGAACTGTTGGTTTATTTTCCTTTAGCGTTATTATTTCTATGCTTTTTATTTTTTCTTTCCTTCCGTCTATTATTATGTATTTCTCTTCAGCTTTTTGTAATTCTTCGTATAATTGTTTTGCTAATTCCAATATGTTATCGTATCTCATTACCATATCCCCCACTTTTTGCTGTTTAATATTTTTATTTTGCCTTCTTCTACCATTTTTGCGTAATCAATAAGCATTTTGGATAATGCTTTGCGTAATTGTTCTTCCGTTGGTTCTTGTGGTACTTCGTCTACAGCAATATATATCTTTATGTGTAATAATTTGTTTTTTTCGTCGTATTGATATGTTATCATACTCTCACCATGCATATATCGGGTATTCAAACAACTCGCTAGGTGTTAGAATATATGTTTTTCCTTTCTCAGTTTTAATAACCAGTTGTCTATCTACTAGTTTTATTTCCGTTACTTTTTCTTCTCTGTATAGTAGTTCTTTTCTCGTAGATAGGTATCTGTATATTTCACTTGTGGATGTTACAGGGTTAGGCTCCGGATACCTTGCTTTTATTATAAATTCCCTCCTTTGGAACCTTTTTGGAGCGTCTATGATTTGCATTCCGTTGTCGAGTCTTGTTATTATTAATCCGTTTTTAGCTACTACTGAGACTACTTCTTTTTTACCTAGTTTCAGTTTTACGCTTATTTTGAATCCCTTATTTATTAACTCATTTAGTTGGTGTGCCTCCTCGTGTTCATTCATTTTTTTAAACCCCCCTTTGTAAAGGGGGGTAATTAAAATATAAAAATTTTACTTTTGTAATACGCCTTTTAGTATGTAGGTTCCCGTTTTTGTTATGATTAGCTCTTCTATATGTATCTTTTCCTTCAGTAGGCTTTCTAATTCCTGCTTTATTTCCGTTTTTATTTCTTTTATTTCTTGTATCTCCTGTAATTTTTGTGATTTTGTCACGTTTATTTTGTTCGTCTCCAATGCCGTAAATATATCCTCTATTTTCTTTATGTCTATTTTTCCTTCAACCTCAATCTTTATTCTCATATTCCCACCTCATTATTATTTTTCCATCCGTTTTAATTTTTCCTTCCTTAAATTTCATTATTTCCGGTACTTTTTCCTTATATTTGTTTATTATTTCCGTCACTGTTTCATGTAATTCGGCGTTTTTTGTTATGTCTCTCTTTAGCAATTTGTTTTCTTCAAATGAAATCTCATTTTTTCCTATCAATTTCGCTAACCCCACTAGAAACTTTACGTTTTTATCATCCGTTGGTGCATCTATTATTGTTAGTATTATTTTTTTTATCATGTTTATCACCTTATTTTGGAGTATCTACACGATTTTGCTAATTCACAGAATTTGCATTCGCCGAATGGTGCTATTAATGTTTTTGTAAAATACGCTACTATTTGTTTATATATCCAATTATCATTTACCGTGTATTGTCCGAAGAACGTTTGTCCCGTTTCTATATTCCTTATTTCTCCGTCTCTTATTTCGAATTCTGTTATGTCATTACTTCCTAAGTATACTAAAAGTCCGGTTTTTGCTCCTATCATATTCATGTAAATTAGTACTTGGTAGATGTGTGGTTCATATGGAAACTGTGGTGGCTTGTGGACGCTTTTGAACTCCACTATTATTCCGTCTTTTGTTATTCCGTCCAGTCTGCCTATCAATGTGTATTCGCCGTATTGTTTTTGTACTTCTTTTTCAAACTCAATCTGAAGCTCACCGTATTCTTTCAGCAATTTCTCTATTCCCTCGTGTATTGCAGTTCCTCGTATTAGCTGAATTGGTGGTATTTCGCTTTGCGGTCTTAGTACGCAATGTAGAAGGTCGGTTACGTAAACTGACTTTTCTCCTTTTTGCGGGTGTTGTTCCTGCATTTTTTTGAATGCCTTCAATATTTCTTCCTTTATCATTTCTTTTCACCTTTTATGTTTTTGAATCCTTTTTCTTCTAATTTTGCTATTATATTTTCCATTTCTTCCGCTTCTTTTTCCAGTCTCTTTTCTAGTTCTTTTACTTCTTTTTCGACTTCTTCCAATTTCTTCAAGTCATTTTCGTCATTTATTGTAAAGTATTCTGTCCTGCTCAGTTTTACGTTCTTAGTTTTGACTTTTATTATGAAGATTGCGTTTATTATTTCATTGTCTATCTCATAATATTTCTTTATCGTCATCTTTTCTCACCTTTATCTACAAATTACTTTTAACATTTTTTCGCCTATTATTTTCTTTGCGGTTTCTTTTTGTGAGCATAATTCCGTTTTATTATGGATTCCGTTTCTCATCAGTTCTACTGCTCTTTTTCTTCCGATTCCCGGTAGTTGGACTAACGCTAATGCTTGTGCCGGAACGCCGTATCTTATCTCTAAGAATAACATCCTTAGTTTGTCTGCTAGCTCTTTTCTTCCGAGTGCTTTAGTAATTCTGTAGACACCGTATGTTTGCCAAGACAGTGTCTGAATCAATTTGTTCAAATCGTTGAACGTCATGTTCCTTGTCGTCTTAAGAATGATTTTTTCATCAACTCCTTTTATCCATGAGTCAAAGATAGTATATACGTTTTCGCCTTTAGAAGCGTTTAGCACATTTTCGTTGTTTAATATTGCGTTTACTACCTCATCTTCTGTTACTTTATCTCTTTCTAATACGTCGTGATAGGCGATAGCGTCTTTAACGTCAAAGTACGATTCTGCTACAGCCCTTCCGTAAGGTGTCGTAAAGTAGCCTGTGCTGTCTTGCCCTATTAGTCTAGCGTCATGTAGTAGGTCTATTTTTTGTTTAACTAGGATTTCCGGCATTCCTTTGAACGAAATGGTGTGGTGTATTGCTTCCATTATTTCGCCGGGTTTTATGTAAACATATTTCGATATTAGTGCTAGTAAAAAGTCCTCGAGTTGGTGATGTCCTACTATTTCGCCGTATTCTGAATTAAAATACGTCTTCATTAGTCTTTGTGCTTGTTTTGTGTCTGTTGCTTCAATTACGCAAAGTCCTTCTTCATCGTATCCTGGTCTACCTGCTCTTCCACAGATTTGATCGAATTCGATTGGCGTTATTTGCTTCCATCCGATAAACCTGCCGTAATCGATAATCGGTAATTTCAAATCATCAAATACTACTGCATAGAATGGGAAATTGACTCCTTGGCTTAACGCAGTAGTTGATATTATAATGTTATATTTCCCTTGTCTTGTCTCCTCCAGAAGCCTTAGTTTTGTATCTGGACTTAACCCGGCGTGGAAAAACGCTACTTTTCCGGGAAATCTTTTATCGTAAATTAGGTATAGTTCTTCTGCTTTTTTTCTGGTTGATGTGAATATCATTACAACTTTGTTTTTTCTCACCATTTTCTTTATGAAGTCCTCTTTTAATTCTATTTTATCACCGTCTTCGAAAATTAGCATGTTTCCTATTTTTATTGCTTTGTATAACGGGATGGGTCTCTCATCTGTTTTTATTATTTCCGCATCAGTTATTTCAGCAATTTTGTTAATATCTGGAATTGTTGCACTCATCATAACTAGTCTAATTCCTTCATTCATTGCGTATGCTATTAAATTCTCTATCGCTCTGCCTCTTTCCTTATCGCCTATGTTATGTATTTCATCGATTATTAATGTCTCGATTCTATCAGCCCATCCATAGTGTCTTCTAAATACCGCATCAGCCTTTTCGTAAGTAGTGAAAATTACTCTTTCTGATAGGTTTTCGGGGTCTTCTTCATAGACTTCTGACGTTAGAGCTATTGAATCGGCATATCCGTTCACTAGAGGTGCTACTTTGTTGTGGAAATCATCATTTAATTGTAGTGCCAAGGCACGTAATGGTACTGTGTACATTACTCTAGCTTTTGTCTCCATTGCCATTAGCATTGCTAGAAATGACTTTCCCGTTCCAGTAGGTGCTGATATTAGTAAGTTTTTGTCCGTCATTATGAATTCGTTTAAAGCTTTCTTTTGGAATTCATTGAGGTTTAACGTGATTATCACCTCCATAGAACTCTAGTTCTGATATTTTTCGTATTACTGATATTTTAGAAATCTTTATGTAAATAGGGTTTCCGTTACTGTCTTCTCCTATTAGGTTGTTGTAATCGTCAATTTCTGTTATTTTCATTCTGTATTTACGTCCTTGTGCTAACACTTCTACCATATCGCCTACTGAAAATGAGATTTTTCCTAATTTGAGTTGAGTTTTGCTCATTAAAAAATGATAGCACATTCTCGCATTTAAGTTTTTTAGTTTCTTTTCTTTTTCCTTTTATTATGAAAGTCATTTTATCCATAGATAAGGTTCTTTATGAAGAGAAAGAGTGTAGTGAGTTTCTGGAATGTTTAGAAATTTATATGAAATATTTGACAGAATACGGGAAACAATTAGGGCTTTGTTACGGTAATAATTATTCTAATGAATTTCCAATCCCGGGTGAATATAAAAATAAATGTCTTAACGGATATGTGGAAATAGTGAGATGAAAAAAATCATTCAAGTAAGGATTTTCTTTTTCTTGTTGATGATGTCTTTTGTTCATATTTTTCCACATATTTGAATAATTCCTCATATTTCTCCAGTAATCTCATTATCTCTTTTGCATCTGCTAACGCTTCTGCAGGGAATGATACCGAGTTCGTGGGTTTCTGTCCATGTATTGATATTAATACATTAAGATTTCCTTTATCGTCCTTATATCCAATGAATCCCAATGACAGCGATTCTCCTTCATAGACATCAAACCTCTCTATTCTTTTCTGTGATTGCTTGAATTCTTCAACCCATTTGTCTATTTCTGATTTTAACTCTTCAACTTTTGATTTTTGTACTTCTTGTTTTGCCACCGCTCATCACCTTTATTGGGTTTGTATTTTTCCTGCTTTTACTAAAGCTTCATACTGTATCTTTAATGCTTCTAGTTGTGATGGGTGTATCAGCACAATCATCGGCTGTTTGTAGTCTGACTGTTGATATGCTACAGCTACAATTACCGCTCCTGATTTCAATTTTGGTATTACAGACCTCATTAGGCTATAATAAACGCCTTGTGACGTCGAAAATAAATAGACTTCTTTTCTATGTTTGTTTACTTCTTTAATTAAATCAATAGGAATTGTTTGGCTGTCTGATATCGATTTTATAAGTTTTTGTTCTAAGTTGTTGTCATCAATAACCCACCCGTCTATATAGCTAACTTGGGCGGGYGTGTTACTGTTTTTTAAGATGACATCCCTAATTTCTACTTTTCTAATTATTAACAGTCTCCATATGTACTTTGTTAGATTTTCCCTTTGAAACGGTAATGTTAATTCATCCGATTTTGCTTCTTCTACTAATTCAACTTTTGTTGTTACTAATTCTTCTTCTTGTTCTTGTTCTTCTTCTTGTTCTTTCAATTCATCTTTAATGCTTTTTTCTTTATTCACCATGTTTTTATCACCTGTTTGATTTCTTCTGGATATGATTCATACAATTGACAAAATTCTAAAAAAATTTTTTCTGAATGACTTAATGCCTCGAGGGGTAAGCCCTCGGGGTTTACTATTTGATTGCATTCCTCGAACTTGGGCATGTTGTCACTACTTAGAAATGTGTTAGCATTTATTTATAAATCTTTTTGTTCAATAGACAAGAAAGATTTATATACATTAATAATGCATATTAGTGTGATGGGTTATGAGTGTAGATGCATGTGAAAGTATACGAAAACAGATAGAAGAGTTGGCTATGACAGAAGGATATGCATATGAATTATTATTCCAGTTAGTAAAAAGATTCAAGGCAGTATATAAAGAATATAATGAGGGCGAAAGGACGTTGAGAGGTATATATCCTGTAGCTAATTCAAGTAAGTATTTAGCGATAGTGTATAAGCCTTTTGATGTCTCTATAAGAACATTATGTGATTCTGATGTAGAGAAGTGCAAGAGTTTTATTTTTTCAAGTTAATTATTTTTTTATGTCATATTTTTCTCATTTTAGGTAAATTATTTCTATTTATCTATATAAGTCGATTGAAATTTAAGATGAGTAGTAATATTATGATAATCATGAAAAAAATAGGGCATAAAAAAATGATTTGATTTAAATGTTTGTAGTGACGATACAAGTTTTATTATTAGATGTGAAAGACTTGATGTATTTGAATAGAAGCAATTTATTGTTGTAGCTGAACACTATTTCTTTTTTGTACTCGAATTTATCTTCTTCTTTTTTTTCTGTTATTTTTTTAATTTCTGCTATTTTTTCTAGTTCATTACATTCTTCATTGTTCAATTCATATCTTAGATAAATTCCCTTTGCTAATAGTTCTAACATCGCTTCTATGTATGGATTCATATTTATTTATTGTTCTTCTATTTATATAAATCTTTTTCTCGATTAATAGAACCATAAATGAAAGAAGTAGGAATAATATCAGAAAACTGAAAAAAATAGAGTAAAAAAAATATTAACTTGAGTGGAGTATAGAAGATAATAGAAGTAGAAGTACTTGTTTATCGTGTAGAAGTTTTAAGTTTATGTCTAGTAAATTTATTTTGTATTTCAATGTATATTTTATCATTAACGCTTTAAATTCACATTCATTGAAGCAAGTTGAAATGTATCTATTGATGTAAAACACTATTGTATTTTTATCTATTTCTGAAAATTTCGAAATTCTTTTTCCTAATGTTTCAATTTTCTCAAGCTCTTTTAACATATCATTCATATTCTTCACTACTTACATTTTCGTTTTTCATTTATATAAATCTTTTTCTCAGTTTAGAGAACGATTTTTTGTTTTGTGAACTTTTGAAAATGGATAGAAATATTATGAGAAAAGTGAGAAAAATTGTTGATAAAAAAAACGGGTTTAGAAATAAGCTAAGTAGTAATTTTCGATATCACAGATGTTTTCGTTTCTTCTTATTCTCTCTATTTCATTAACGTTTACATTTAGATGCATTTTTAGATACAATACAGCGAAATCTATATCTTTATGTAGATACTTTTTTTCATCGCTGCAGAATAATATATTTTCTTCAATTATTGCATATCTCTTTTCAATATTTATGAATATATGAATGTTTTCTAAACAAATCTTTTTGTTACATTTATTTATTAATTCATTCAATTCAAATTGTTTTATCTTGTTTTGCATACTTTTCATTACTTTTATTTACGTTCTCGATTTGTGTTTCTGCATTTTATATAAATCTTTTTCTCTAGAAAGAGAGCTTAGTATAATTCCTTTTATAATATAATGAATTATACTTTTTATCGTTCTCTTTTTAGATAACGTAAAAACGTTCTCTTTATAAAGGCATATTTTTTTCATAATTAGAAATTTTATCAGTTACAATAAATTTTTTGTCTGAAAACCAATTTATTACCTTAATTTAAGGTAACAACAAAGATTTCAAACAAAAAATCTAATGTTTCAGATATTATTTCGCTGATTAAATAAAATATATGGACGTGCATTATTCAATTATCATGAAGAAGATTTAAATTGAATTTTTCTCAAAAGCTGCAGTAAAAAAATTCAATTTTTATACACTGAAATAGTGTCAGTGTAATACTCCAAATTGGAAAAATTTCAGCTCAAAGATTTTTCGGATTGAAGCTATATTCTTCAGAAAAAATTTTTTCTTTAAAAACGTTTTTACGTCGTTCTTTTTCATGGATTTTAGGGAAAAGAAGGGGAAAAGTTGAAAATTAAGGGTTAAAAAAGTTTTCTAGTAAAATAACGTGTGGGGTTTAAAAAGATTTTTACAAAGGGGGTAAGAAAAATTGTACTTTCTTTCAATTTAACTAAGCTGATTCCAGGTCACTTAGTTTGAAATTTTTCACAACTAGGTGAATATTCTCAATTGGTATTGAGTTGAAAATCTCAATTGAACCGTTTCTTATTAATTGAACGGAAACAAAGAGTTTATTATCTTTTATCTCAACGTTCAGAATTTTATATTCTTTCTTTATGAATAAAACATTATTGCGTATTACTATTTAAAGCGAAACTTTAGATATTACCAAATTGACTGAAATATTATCCAAAATTTGAGAAAAATATCTAATAAAAAAATAATGATTAACGAATTTGAATTATTCCGGAATATTCGTTAATTACAAATTTTTCTCTTTTCATTTTCTGTTTGGCAAATATTTCGTGAGCGTAATTGATATCGAGAACATAGCCTTTTTCTTTTTGTTTCGCTGGACGCATTACTCTACCAATTCTTTGAATTAATTTGATTCTTGATTTTCCTTGAGATAACAATACTACTAGTCTTAAATTCGGAATATCAAGTCCTTCATCTGCTAGGGATGTGGAAATCAACACTTGGAGTTTTCCATTTTTCAAAGCTTCTATTTTTTGTATTCTTTCTTCTAGATTTGTCTTACTCGACACCCAATCTGCATTAATTCCGGATTCATCGAACATTTTGGATAATAATTCAGCGTGTCTAATTCTCCTAACAATAACAAGAGCTGGATATTTGTTCAACGAAATTATTTTTTGAATAATTTGTTTATTCGTATAAGGAGAGTTTTCAAACATTCTCAGTAGTGCTGAGTAAAATTTTGCAAAAGGTGAATCAGTATACATTAATTCTATGTTTTTTATTTTCTTTTCTATTTTCTCTGAAAGTTTTGGTTCAAATGAAATATATTCAATCGGTACTAAATATCTATTTTGCACTAATTCTGTATAATCTATTGTAAATGATATTTTTCCTAACAATCCCATAATTTCTAGTTCACGCCCGTCTTCTCTTAATGGAGTAGCAGAAAGTCCTAACCTTATTGAATTTGGTGAATCTAGAAGTAACGATTTTACAATATTAGCGGGTGTATGATGGGCCTCATCTACTATTACTAAATCAGCGTTACTAATCAGTTCTTTTAGTTTCTCATTTTTATTTTGTTTTTTCTGAGAGTAATAGTAAGATATCGATAATGCTATTAAATCACTTTTTTCTCCTTTTTGTAATTCATTTACTTCTCCTGAAACTAACACAAACGGCAAATCTTCTTTTTTAGCAAAATTCTGAAATTGTTTTAATAATGTGGTTGAATTTACAGCATATATTATTTTTGCATTACTTTTATTCTTTAGCATTTCCAATGCCGAAAGTATTGCAATCACAGATTTTCCAGACCCTGTAGGGGCTTTTATAACTCCATTACCTGTAATGTTAATATCATTTATCCATGCTTTAATACTATTAATTTGGTAACTTCTCATTTCAAAGTTCTTTAGTTGAATTTCGTGGAATTGTAAATTAGTAAACGGCTTCACTTTAATATTAGTAATTGTTGATAATTTCCAATATAATCCTCTAAAAGTAGCAAAATTATTTTGTCTTTGCCAGGCTAGTAGCACTGGAGTCTCAATGTATTGACCTTGAATATGGTCAAATGTTTTGATTTTATATGTTAATAGTTCTTTATATTTTGATAGGTCATCATAAACTATTAGATAATTTCCTTTTATTTCGCCATAGACATAATTATTTTTATCTTTGATATAGTCACTTAATACATCATAAACAATATCTCCTAGATAATCTTTTAATCTATCAACAGTTTCCCTTATCATTTCTTTATCAGTTATCGCCAATTTTCTTTCATTAAGATACCATTTTTTGTTTTGAGGGTCAAAATTAGCAATTATTTTTACTAATGATATATAGTCTTGAAACTCATCTCTTGATAAAAATCTACTTGGACTAGGTAAATAGATTTTATCCAAATTTTGAGATTTATCATTCATGTTTTCTCATTATTATATAAGAAAAAGATTTATATAAATGTTTTTAGAATTCGAATATCTTTGTCTCTTTGTCAAGATTGTATAGAAATTTATAGACAGACTTTATAGGATATTTCAATGTAATTGCAGGCAGTCTCATGCACCATAATGTATTTTTATAATCTACTCCACACAAATATGATTCGTTGTCAGGTTCAATAAACTTTAACAGAACCTGGTTTACGTTATCGTAATCATAGTCTTGAAGTACTATAATTCTGAAATCAGGGAAACGCCCGCCTGTTAGTCTGCGATAATCAGGCTCTATTAAATTCGTGAACGTGAAGATTGGAAATTCGTTGAATTTGTCTAAGATTCTCAGCATTTTCGATAATGCTTTTTTCTGTAAGTCATCAAACGTTTGTATATAACTTAGATGCTCTTTTATATCATAATCATGGGGATTTCTCAGTTTCATTATCCCTTTCTTTATTAACATTCTGAAGAATTGATATTCAATTTTTATATTCCTCATCTTCACTTTAGCAAAATACGGCATTCTGTGTTCTAAATTCCCAAACCTTTCTTTCAATTCCTTATATGGAATCCCGTTAATTTTATGTAGATATAAGATATCGCCGTATATCGGATAGCCGTATTCCGATTCCGGTAACTCTTTTTCTTCTAAATCCGGTAACGTTAGATAATATCTTTTTACTTTTCTTATTATTTCAAGTTCAATGTTTGGTTTATTTCTCCTTATTACAACGCCGAAATTCTTGAAATTGAAATAAGCTTTTCCTTTGAAAAACAATATGTAATAAATTCTTAGTTTTCCTTTAAAACCGGCTGTAAAATTTTCTAATCTTCTCCTTTCTGCAATTGTTTGGAATTTGCTAATATTAAACCTTACAATAAATTTCCTATTGCATTTTTTCTCAATCTCTATTTTATTGTGGTATAAATACATATAAATGATATTTTCGTTTAATTTGTGTAGGATATATTCGTAATCTTTCAATCTATAGTTTTTCTTAAAAACATATTCCACTTTTTCACTAAATTTATCGAAATTTATTATTATGTTCATAAGATATTTGATTTTTTCATCTTCTTTCCTGAACATGTTTTCTCATTATAATGTATAAGCAAAAGTTTATAAGTTTGTGATATCACATTTTTAGATGAATGAAAATGAGCATGCAAGTCCAGATTCAAAAATTAAACGAAAAAATTGATTTTTTAATGAGTTCAATGTATGATAGGTATGATTTAACAAATCTGATAAGACAAGGACAAAGATTCATGATAAGGCAAGGTGACTTAATAGTAGCAAACTATGAGATATACAACCGTAGACAAAGGGGATTAACATACGCTAGAATGGTTGGGCGTGAGAACATATATACATTTATGATGACACATCAGATAATTGATTTGGGAAATGAGACAGTACTTATACACCCTGAACACGGAATCGTTATTATTCCTGAGAAGTTAGAGAATCTCAACTTTTATACGTTCAGAGAGAACGCTGATTAAAAAAAGTTATTTTTTTATTGTTTCCATTATTATTTGATACTTACTTTTCCCTAGTTTTCGGGCTAGTTCTTCAAGTCTCTTGTTTTCCTCATCATAAATTATTATGAAAACGGGTTTGGGTATATTATCTCTCATCCTTTTCATGTCATGGCTTTTTTTCGAATTGTATATTTTTACCCCGTATTTTTTCTCAATTTCTTTTAAAACACATTCTCTAAACGAATTGTATTCTTCACATAATTCCTCTAGTTTGAAATAATATTTTATAGGCACCCTTACCGAGTATATCATTTTCTCACCGTATATAATTAGCACGTATTCATTTATATATTTCTTTGAGAAAAATTTATATACTTCTTTAACGCTCTATCTCATATGCTATATGTCCTTAATTCCGCAACCCTTCCCTTGAAGCCGGGGAAGGAGTACATGATAAGAGCAAGGGAATTAACGATAGAAGAGGCTAAGGAGTTATTAAGTACTGAACCTTACGTATCGGCAGTTGGACACGAAGCTACAGCTGTAGCTTTAAGTAATATATTCGGCGTAACAATACCATACAACAGAACTCAGATATTCCTAGACAAAGGCGATAAATTGCTTTCTATTATATTGAAGAAGAGACTAGAAGAGGGTAAGGTTATAAAGACCGTTGAGGAGCTTCAGCAGGTAGGTTATTCGATATGGCTTTTTGAAGTAGAGCCTGATGGACAGAAAGAATTAGGTAACCCCGGGATTGTTTAGGCTAAAAGTAAAATTTCATTTTTTATCAATTGGTTTATACTTATTCCCCTTTTCCTCAGCTCATTTTTTATCAGTATCTCATTCTCTTTCCTTAACTTTACTTGTAATCTAACGTATTCCTTTTCACCTACTTTAATTACCTCATTCTCAATTTCCTTCCTCTTATAGCTTCTAGTATTGTCCTCTAATCCGAAATATTCCACAAGTAGCTCTCTGATTATGCCCGGTATACTTATTCCTCTTTTCTCGGCTTCTTCTTTTAATTTATCGTAAACCGATTTTTCAACCAGAACGTTCATTTTACCTTCAGATATATTTTATTTTATCACAAACTTAAAAGGCTTGTATTACCCCAAATTTTAAAAATGTGTTATCATATTTCTTATTATGGCGTTAAGAGTTATCAGTTTTAGGGTAAGTGATAATATTATTCAATTTCTCAGACAAAGAAAAAGTTTTTTACAAACATATGATGAAATAATAAATAAACTTGTTACAGAATGTGCTGAACTTGTTCCTAAGGTCAATGATTTTAGTATTGAATCACTGTCTGTGCAAACTTTCAAATTATCACAATATACGATTGAAAGGCTCGATTTTCTGTCCAAGTACTACGGCATGACACGTTCTGAAGTGTTTAGAAAATTGGTTTTAGCAAAGGCTGAGGGGTTATGTTAATTGCTCAGGTTGTAAAGAAGGGGTGGTACATAGACTTTAAGGTGGACAAACTTGACGACATCCCGGCAAGATATATACCATACATTAGATCAATCGGCGAAGAGAAATACGGGACAAACAGTGTGTGTTACATTATCATTCGATTACGACGAGTGGAGCCACCCGCTTTTCGTGGAAGCAACTGGTTGCTTACCGCTGGACGGGAAGAAGGAGAGCGAGTTGATAAAGGAAATAGAGGAGGAGTTGGAAGACCAGCTTCTGGATTTATTCGGCATTCAGGTTTTGGCATTGCTGACGGACGAGGGGATATGGTATGGTGGTGTTCCGGGGTTCAGAATAACGTGGTATCACCGATACCCGGGCGACGGGGACGAATATACATGGTAGACGTTAGGCAGATATTGAAAATTGACATTGACGTTTCTGTCAATTATTATGACCCTAATTGGCTCCTTGAAAAGAAGTCACAACAATTGCGTGCTTTGGGATACGATTACGATGACGCTTGGTGGGAATATTCGCCTTCCGGAAAACATATCCATATTCTCATAATCCTAAAAGACCCTGTTACAGTTAAGGAGTTATTCGATTTACAATTTCTCCTAGGGGATGACCCTAAACGGGTTGAATTTAACTATTTGCGTTATTCGGTGATGGGTGAGGATGCGATACATTTTAACGTGCTTTATACGTATAAGAAAAAGCTGAGTTTGAAAGATAAAATTAGGACTATAATAAGGCATTATTTTTAGGAATTAGCTACTATAAATACTAAATTCTTTTTTTCCTTCAATTCATCTACTATTTTTTTGCATTCTGTTTCATTTCTACAATACCGAAAAAAATGCAATGATGGTGATATTACATAATATAATTTGCCCGGTATTTCTTCAACTATTGCCCATCTCGCTTTTATATTATTTTTTCCAGCCCACCCTTCTTCTATTATCCTCATATCTATATATTTCTCGTGGACACAAAATTTAAATATTTTGTATCCAAAGTTATATGCATGGAAGAAGAAGAAAATAAACAGGAGGAAGAAATAACCTTACCCGAGCCAAGTAATAAATCGGAAACTGAGAGAATTTTAGAAGAAACAGTGAACGAAATAGAGAGCGTTTTGCCTAAGAATGTTACTTACGTAACAGGGATAATAACGGATGACGAGATGAATTTACTCATTATTAAGGACGGTAAAGTGTATGTAGGCAAGGATGAAAAAAATGCTAAGCCGGTTCTTGACTATGCTAAAGATGCTAACCCCGGGTATCTAATAAACGCTCTGTATTTGCTGAAAGCACAGTTACCTCAGTATCTAGAGCTATGGTCTGGTAAATTAGAGGCAGAAGCGAGGAAAAAACTAAGCGATATATTTTAAGAAAGACTATTCTTCTTCTTCATAGCCTAAAAGTTTTTTCAGTTTTTTCTTATTCTTCTTTTTTATAGGTTCTATTTCTACATCGGTATTCTGAGCTTGTTTTTGTTGCATAAACTGTTGGGCTAACATCATTTGTAGCCAATTCCCTCCTCCTTCACCTCCGGGTCTTATTATTCCCGCTTGAGTCAGTAGCTGTACCATTTCATTAATGTGGTTTAATGCTACTTGTATGTCCTCCAATGTCCATTTTCCCTTCAAATGATTGTCCAGAATTCCGGCTATCGTTTTCACAGCTTGTCTTACTTTATCCAATTGCGAATTAGTCTCGTCAAGTTTTTTCTGTAACTCTTCTACTTTTTTACTGAGTTCTGAAATAATTTCCTCTTGAGTTTTCTCACTCATTTCCTAACACCTCCTCAATCTTTCTCGTAATGCTATCGGCTTTTTGCGACCTTACATACAATACAATGTATCCGTACTTTTCATCATTACCGAATTTGACTCTTAGGTTCCTCATGTGGTTCCCGGCTCTCATTTTCGTCTCTTGTAACGTTTTTTCCAGTATTCTAAGCACAACATCGCTTAATGATACCATTATTACCGCATCGCCGTCATCTGTAATGTATGCTCCGGAATCTATGCCCAATTTCTTGAGTTTTGCCAATATTTTCGAGTTCACTTCCTTTAAGTCTTCGTCCACAAGCTCCTTCATACCGACAAGGAACATTTTACCGTTTTTTAACTTCAGCTCCCAAATTTCCTTGTTTATATCCTCTGTCAGTTTATTAGCAAGTTGTTCATAATCTATAGCTATCACAACACTTTTTTCATTTATGGCACCGCTTATCGGGTTTATACCTAATTTCTTCAGCGATTCAACGAACACTTTGAAAACGTAAGCAACAGAACCCAATAGTTTTACTTTATCCATATCTCAAAATGAGTAAAAGAAATATAAAAATATATTATCACTTACCCGCACGTTTCATTAATTCTTTTTCAATTTCCGTTAATACGAGCGACATATCTACAACGTGTGGGTGACCGGCTTTGTCCAGGAATGTGAAAACGAAACCGCCACTGGTTGTTAATGTGCCGGGTGCGGATTTCAGCATTAAAGTCCATAGGAAGTTGTGATGCATTTCCGTTAATGGTTCTCCTTTATAGTCAAGTATGTAGTTTGCCAATACTTTCTCAGCATAAGCCATTAACAAGCCTTGATATGTGGTTGGGATAAAGTACTTTTCCGCAATTGATTTCACTACTTCCTTTGCAATATGTGATGGTTGATAATCCGTCAGCCAATTATACGTTTCGTCGTAGGAGAGTCTAGCTATAGTCTTTACGACTTCCGGGTTCATTGCCATCTCTTTTCCTGCAGTGTGTGCTAAAGTCCCTAAGTTCATTGTAAACCTTTTTGCATAATACCTATATACTGATGCGGAACTTAATCTCCTGTTTTTCCTAGCCACCTAACACCACCTCATAACCCTCTTTCAATATCTTCTAGTGCCTTATATCCGGATTCCATACTGGAGAACGTTGGAGTACCCGCATAGTGTGGTGGTGGAGTCGGCGTTGCAGACTTTAATGCGGTTCCGGCGAAGCTGTTGGGTAATGATGGGTTCTTTATCACGATATCGTCTACAACTCTTACTACGTTAGCAGGTGTTAGTTCAACTTCTCCTAATTGTTGTGCAACAAATGGTACTAGGTTCTTTAATTGGTTGCCTACATCGGCAAGAATAGTTCTTGTAACGTCAGCCGGGATTCCTCTAGCTAGGAACTTTGTTACAAGGAATGATGCAGTTTCTTTATGAGTCAGGTAAACTGCATATATTGCCTCATTTATTATTTGCCATAATGGGAAAGTCGAACCGCTACCTGCAAGGCTTGCTAGTTTATTCCTTAACGCATCGTGTATTTTAGTGTATATGTTCTCGAATATTTCCTTATAATCCGAATACATGTTTTCTGCGACTTCCTCAGCATACTTTTCGCCCATGTAGTTCTGCAGTATTCCGAACATTTTTCCTTTATATCTTCCCGCTGTAGTTTTCCTAATATCAAACTTCCTATGTGCTTGCCTACCAGCCATATTCCTACCGTGTTATGTTTCACAAATAAAATATATAAACGTTTGGATACAGATATAATATGATGATACGGACTAAGACAGAATTAATAAGGTGGATATTCATAACCCTTGCAAGTATGAAAGGTAACGGTATAAAATTCGTCCCTTATCTTGTTTACGAATTACTGGACAATTCCAGTGTTTCGAGTAAAGTGAAAGAACGTATATTAATATATACAGACCAGCTTGAAACGGGAAAGATTACGCCGAGAGAGTATGCGAGATTAATATTCCTTGAGTATCCCAAGCCAACGAGAACGGGGAGGATATTAAGATATAAGGTAGGCGAAGCTGTAACACTCATCTTGAAATAAGTCCTCAAGTTGAGACGGGATATAAAGCACTTTCCTCTTCGCAGTTCTTATACATTTTAACCCTACTATCTTATCCTTGACGATAACGGGATAAACATGTCCCTCTTTAAAGTTATCCTGAAGAGAAGCGGGAACGTAAAGAACCTTCTTGTTACCTATTTCCCTTAAACAAAGGCTCATTCGAAAAGCACCCCATATACGCCACAATTCACGGGTTTATTATAACGGAATGCTAGACTTAAACACCATCCGATAGCTTCTATACTCATTGGGTTCATGTCCCATTTTATGTTCACTCTAATTAAAGGTTCACTATTATCGTTGTACCCCGTCCTAGTTTTTACCACGTTAGCTTCCTCATGGTAAAATAATTCCCTACCTACCCATATATATACGGCGTTATTATAAAGTGAGAAAGGAGGGTTTAAATAAATTGATGATGCACCCGCTAACCCAAGCCTTGCTAACAGCACGGGTACGAATTCCGTTTTAGGGTCGTAGATTTTAAAGTATGCTAGTATCACATCAAATGAATCCGTGCATAGCTCATACTTCTTTAGATATTCATCCTCAAAACCGTACTCAAAGCCGTTCAGACATACATATCTCTTGTTTGATGTTAAGTATTTATCATAAACCGTTTTTGCTAATTCATAAGTCTCCATAATATCATCTAACCTCCTTTGCACTTATAACTTTTCTGCACTCATCTATATCGTGTCCTATCCTTTCAACGCATTCCGGACTGCTACAATCCATAGCTAAAAGCGTCAAAATGCTACCGGCACGGTCGAAATCGTGGGCGAAAATAGCTTCAACGAATTTTACAACGTCACCTTTCAGCCCGAAATATTTGGCAACATCCCAACATTCGGGATAACGGGAATGCACGTAGTCCTTTGCACGATACCACTCACTGCCACGAGCAATGGATTTACCGCTTTTTAGTGATAACTTAACGATTAACCTATCAAGGTCGAAGTCTCCCTGCTTGGGAGGTGTTGATGCTGGAGAAACTACAGGTGCGGAGACCATTTTCTCAAGTTCACTACATAATGCTCTAGCTTCCATGAATAGTTGTAAAGCGTTAGGGTAGGAAGCATAGAACGGCATGCTGAAAGCGGAATACCTGTTTAAAACGGGGTCGTAAAACATGTGGAGGTGGTCATTGGTTACCGTAACATTAATAGAAACCTCGTTGCATTGAACAAGAGCAACGCCCTTAATGTAGTAAGTATTAAACCTCCTCTCAACTCCGTTCTTTTTAGCATAATCGAGTAGCTTAGGAAAAATCGCAGGAGTCCACTGAACCACTGAAATAACCCCTAGCTTTATTTTTCGCTTTCTCACTTAAATCTTCATATTCTTCCTTTTTCATTTCAATAGCGTGCTGAATTTCATAACGTAGTTCGTGCAGTGACAAATCCCATACCTTGAAGCAATGCTTGTTGTACGTACAATACGTGTATTCGTCTATCGGGTCTATTGGAATACCGATAAGGTTTTCCTTAAACCCGTGAGCGTTAAGGTAAATAGGTACAACCCCTAAAGCCATTGCTTCAATAGGAGGTATTCCGAATCCTTCAGACCTTGATAAAGCAAGGAAGAACTTACTCCTAGCATAGAGCCTATATTTATCTTCTTCACTTAATTGGAAGGTTTGGTAGTCGGGGTTGCCTAAATTGCCTACGATAATTGTTTTGTCCCTAACGTTAAACTGTCTTGTTACCTCGTCCGCAAGGATAAGGTTCTTCCTATCGAAATACCTACTCTCCCCGAGTGTAATAAATAACTTGTCCTTTTTCTCTTTCACGAAAATAGGCTTAATGTGCCTCTTCCTTACTTCCTTAACCTTATATCCTAACTTGATAAACATTTCATAATTCCAATAAGAGGGGACAATGAAATTATCGTATTTAGCCATTTCATCCTTATAGTATAATGCGTTATATACAGTATCACCCCATAAGAGGCAATGTACCTCGTCCTCAAGTCCTTTTATCCTTTTCAGAAATAGGACGGGGTCATCGATACAGATATCGGCGTCAAAGAGGTTTCCGGTTATTTCGAACCCTTCATATTCCGCTACTTTCTCATAACTGCAATTTTCACAAGGGACGTATGCCTTAACCATATATATCAACCGGCTTAGGTATCGTTACAGCGTTTACTATTTCATTACATAATTCGCTTTTAGCTTTATTAAATACTCCTCCTTCCTTGTACCTCCATTCGAGAAAATTCCTACTGCATGTAAAATATATCCCGGATTCATAATTCTTCATACTCCCGGTAATTCTGACCAACAGATTGTAATACCTATCCCTCCAACCCTGAAAATTAAAGGGTATGAACACGGTACCATGAACCTCCAGCCTCGGTATCGTTAGGTTATATGTGTAGTATGTCCTAGATTTACTGTCTATAGGAGTGAAATTTATGAAAAACCCGAGAGGGGTAAGCTCTCCAGATATATTATATCTATCAAAGAATAATGCAAAACTTATGTATTTATACAGGTTCATCGTCCCGTCTTTTACGGCTTTTTCTATAAACCTGCGTAGCATTATTTCCGTCATAAAATCACAAGGTTTCCCCGTATATTTGTAAAATTCCTTAAACTCGTTTACTATTTTTTCAGAAATCGGTAGCCTCAGTATATCGTAACCTAAACCTTTAATATTAATTATGTATTGTTGGTATATATTACTGAACCCGCTTAATTTTATTTCAATATCATATTTATCACATACTATCTCATTTTCAGTAACTATCAGAATCATACACGGCACCTCCGGAATCGCCGGGTACGGATACTGCCTTAACTTTGAACCCTTTCTTGAAGCGAAGTATGTAATTACCATTAGCAACGTAGTTTATTTCAACATTATCACTAACCACCTCACCTTCCCTCATTCCCGATACTGCACTATACAACTTTAGTTTCATTCCGACTTTCAACGGGGGGCAGTCCTCTCTTCTAGGCAGTATATCGGGTAACTTCGAAGCATATGTATATTCACCAAGAACGGCACTAATAACGCCGTAAGCACACACTTCTTTTCCCATGACACTCAATAGCTTATAGGGATATGTGTAATTAGTATACATTATAGCTACTTCGTATTCACCCTCGAATATGTATTTTTTCAGTATGTAGTTCGTGAGTACTACGGGAGGAGTAAGTATGTGAACCCTCCATCTACGGTTTTGGAAATACCCCGCATTAGGTACGTTTATAGACTCTCCTCCCTTGTAAGTAGCGGTCATGGCGACATGCCATGCGGTTACACCGTAGTTCTGGAAAATGAACCCCATGCTACCGGTAGAGGAATAATACGTAATACCACGGTTTAATAGAAGACCGTTAGGATGAGTACCCAACCATTCCGGTTCCGTAAGCATGAGTGTATCTATACGTAAATCCGTTATTGCGTCTTCATTATACTTTTCAGTAGAACTTACGGGATTTAACGGGACGAGCTTATAATGGGAAGGTGGTATTAAGTCCTTATATTTAGGGTTATACTCTATGAGTTTATTACGTTTATCAACAGCATATGCGATTTCCATATTTTTAATGTTGCCGGAAAAGTTTTAAATTAATCAGGAAGGAGGTAATTACCTTAGACATAATGTATTGTATCCACTTGTAATTTATAACACGACAACATAATAACAAATCAGTGGATAGATATGAGCTATGCACAAGTAAGCTCTGCTCTAAGCTCAGTAGCAACATCAATAGTAACCGCAATAGCAAACTTTCTTAGTGGTATAGCAAGCTTCATAGCAAACAACGCCGACCTATTCGTAGGTATAGCAGTAGCAGGAATGGTAATAGGTTTAATAGCAAAATTCGGAACAAGCCTACCATTCGTCGGTCAATTCCTCAGCTATTTAGGTCTATCATAAAAAAAGTAATTTCTTATTTTTTTACATATCTCCTTCACACAGCTTACTCTTTTTCAATTCCGGTACATGTGTACACAAAACTAAGACGATTGCGTTAAGCTTCTTACTTATTTCACTCTCATTTAATGCCTTAATGATTATCTCGGTCATTTCCTCACTTTGCATGTATTCCCTTACCTCTTTCCTTATTTCCTCCTTTTTAGCAACGGCATTAATATGTTTTATACGCATGAGTGTGTATATGATGGATACAATATAAAATAAACTGGAAATCATGTAAATAATTTGGAATAACATTGCCATCACAATATCTTCTCCCATTCTTTTGCCATATTCAAGTAGCTGTACCTTTCTCTATAAAGTACAGCCCTATTCTCTAGGTTCTCCTTCTTCTTATCTAAGCTCCAATTAGCCAACGCAATTACTAATTTCTGGTATGCGTCCTCAGTATCGGGGTCTAGGAAATAACCTACATGAAAGGGGTTTGTATACCACAGTTTAACTTTCCTACCTACTTTAATCCAATAAGCGTCTTCCTCGGACAAAACCCATTCACTCCACGCACCTTTTTCCGTAACCACAACGTCCAAACCTAAAGCCAACGCTTCTATCACCGGTATTTCAAACGCACCTCCACGAACGGGGTAAAATAAGATATCACACCCTGCAAATATCGAATAATAGTCCGGGTCTGGTAGAGGTGTCTTTATTGCGTTTAGTCCTCTTAATCTGGGTTCCAACATATTAGACACCAAAATCAGAGGGTAGAAATGGTACCCGGCTTTCATCAGTTCTTGGAATACTTTAACCACCACATCTCCTCCTTTTCTGTCCCAACTGTGAGGCAATATTGCAAGGACGCATGGGTGTGGCATTTCCTTAGGAGGATACGAAAACATGTCCGGGTTTAAAGCATGCGGGATAACGTAAATTGGCTGAGGTATGGGTAATTTAAGAGTATAGAAAGCGTTTTTAGACCATTGTGATGGTACTACTATTTCATCAACCGGTTGTTGTCTGAAAAAATATAAAGCGGTATGGCTCACCGCATCGGTGTCCGCTACTTCGAAAACTATATTTTTACCGTGATGAGAGATACCCTTCCAGAATAATTGAGTATTGTAAATGGTATAATAGATATAATCGTTAAAACCCGGAGGTAGGTCTTCTTTTCTGGTCTTGTTTTTATCGAAGGGTATAACTTCATGTCCTAACTCTTTCAGCCCCTTCTCTAATAATTTACCCTGTCTACCGAAACTGGTATCGATGAAGTCCCTAACCAAAGCTATCTTCATATGGTAATTATAAGTAGGTTGTTCTTTAAATAGTTTAATGTGAAAAGATAAAAGTTAGAATTAGCAATATTATAAACATGGCAGAAGCAATTTTAGGATTCTTAGGAGGGAACAGTATAGTAAGCTCAATAAATGATATAGTGAACAATATATTTATATGGCTACGTAAAATGTTCATGACAATATGGCGTACAATTGTAACGTTATACTATAAGATAATCGATTACTTTATGAAAGACCCCGTAGGAGCAATAACGTTCATAGGGGAACTTATAGTTTTCTTAAGTTAGGTGACACAGAATGATATCAATAGATGACGTTTACTTTCAGCTTATAATGATGCCGTTCCAAGCGTTGGGAATAAAATATGAGATGAGGAAAGAAGGTAGCATATACAAGGGGATAGTAAACATAAAGGAGTTTAGGAAAATGTTCAAAAGTACATTAGGGAAAATGAGTGCGGTAAAACTGGACGAGAACACGATACAACTAATGAAGACCGGAGACATAAGCAATATTAAAGTTGAAGAAATGCAGGATGGAATAAAAATAGGTATGGGCGAAATAGGAGAGATAATCCTGACGGATGATAAATTAGCAGAAAAACTAAATGAAACATTCAGAGAACAATTCGGCGACAACGTTACGGTTACCAAACAAGGCGAAACGATAGTAGTAACGGTAACAAATCCGCAGAAAATATTCCTTAATGTACTTAATAAGGCAAACTCACCTATAAAATTAGAGAACGGTAAACTAGTATTCAAGTTGTGAGTACAATGAGTTTATTTAATATTAACATATCGGGAGTAGCGAGCGAAGTAGAAACAGCTCTTTACGATTACTTAATTCAACCTATAGAGTGCCTTGTACAAGACGCAATAAATTGGATAGTTTACATTACGTTTTATTTGGCTAAAGTAGTATGCGATTTAATATTCTCTTTCCTGCAGTCAGTATATAATTTCGTGTTGCAAATATTACAAAATATAATACAAGTAATAGCGGGGACTATAAATAACGTAGTATCAACACTTAGGGCTAAATTAGTTCCTGCATTCGTAGTAGCTATAACTCCTAGAGGTGAAGAATTATTAATACGATATGCCATTCGAGGAATAACGCACGCAAACAATTTCAAGCAGGGTTTAGTTAGGGGATTCTTAGCCGGTATGACAGGTATATCAATACCATTATTGGCATATTTATCGGGAATTATCATGGATAGCGTTATACCTAATACTCAAATAGACGTTACCAACTTATTGTTCCCAATCCAAACATTACAGCAGTTAAGCAAGGACATATGTTGCCCTATATCAGCAGTAACACCACCGCAGTGTAGTAATACTTGCGGAGTTACAGGATTTCCCGTATGCACTCCTCCGTGCCTTGAGTTATCTAACGGGAACACGTATTGCTTCGGTGTACAATTCATATCCCAAACTTCAACGTCCACTACTCCAACAACATCGATACCGCCATCACAAGCAGTATATTTCTTACAACAGATGACGGTGACAACGTCATGAGCCTATGTGAAAGTTGGGTTCAGAACGTATTACCTACGGGGACGGTTTATAAAATAGCTACGGCATATTTCATGTATAATAGTACTGTAGTAGGACAAGGTAGTGTAACAGTATCAATCAGTTATGATAAAGCTAGTGCAATGTTTATATTAACTCTTACCATTACGGATAATTCTACAAATACTTATACTTATAATGCAATACTGGTGAAAGACAGTAACGGAAATAATGTAGTATTATTCCAATATTCACAAGCCTACAATAAAGGAACGGGTTCATTAACTGTCACTGAATATATTTACATAAACGACGTCCCACCTATAACGGAAATCACAAGTCAATTTACGGCAAGCGGTGATTGGTCTGAGATAATCGCCAACGCACTTGTAAACGGAGGGGCTGTATATATGCCCAACTCGGTTTTCGTATTCGATGATAATTACCAGGCTATTACACAATATAATTTTACTCCAACAACAAGTATACAAGGGACTTCGTATATTGAGCAGGAACAAATATCGTGTACACCTTGCAGTTCAATATCCGGACTATACGTTGTTTTAGCGTATTATGACCAGACATCCGGTACATTTATATGGGTGAATTACCAATATATAGCATCATCATTTTCAGTAATGAATATAATATGGAGTTTATCTATTAATCCTAATTGTTAGGTGAGATTATGAGCTATTATTATGAGGAAGAAACGGTAGACGTTCTTGATATTTTTAAATTACTGAATACAATCCAATATAAAAACCCTGCACAATTCAGACAGCTTTACATTAATACGGTATACCAGTTCCTATACGATGTTTCACTGTACTTACCTTATTTCCCGCCCGGTAATTATACATTATTTGAAACTGACAACTTCTCATTATACATATCAAATAATACAATAAAAGCGACATACAACGGGTTTCAATTAATAGGGTTACTTAATATAGCACAAACAATAGCACAAATATTAAACTTCGATTTTGCACTACTCAACTCGTTCTTAAGTGCGGTATACTACAACTTGACTCAGATAGCTAAGCAAATAATACCGCCCGATAACGTTAAAAAGTTTCTCCAGGACTTGTATAACTTATTGGTAAGCAAAGCATAAATATTTTGGATACAGTCATTATATCATGCCGTGCGGTAAAATCGAACAAATAAGTGACGGAATAACTAAAACGGAACATTACGAAATGGTAGCATACCAAAAAAGTGGGGAAAATGTATTAATAAAAGGTAAATTATTCCTGAGTACGGTACTGAAATTAAGGGAAATAGTAAAGGACAACTTTAAGGTAGAGTTTTTCATAGGAGAGGACTTAAATAAGCAGAGACTTTTCATCATAAGGGAAACCACTAATTCACTACTGAGGAAAAATAAGGAAACGGTGAAAATCGAGAACTGTGACTTATATATAACAAGGGTATCTCCTAACGTAGTTACAACACTTATTCAGCTTTTATCAGATAACCGGGAGAAATAAAATATTTTTTACCGTTTATTATATGGTAAGTCCCGGGTATTATTTTAGCTATAGGCAACAGCTTGGAATGTAAATATATGTCCACATAATAGTTTTTCCATATCTCATTCTTTAGATAATCGTCCATAACGTCCCTAGCGAATTTTAGGAATGATATAGGGATGAATAAATTAGTAGACATGCAGAATAAGATAACGTCATCACTAGGTTTTGCCCTAGCGGGTATGCAGAAAGTGTAGATACCGTTGGACAGAGAGACCGGAGGTATGTAAACGTCACTATCTACTAAAAGTAAGTCATCATTTACACGTGAGAATATTTCCCTAAGCATATACGCAATCCTATACCTCCTATATTCCCAAGTGCATTCCTTTACCCCGGAGTCCAGATGAATTATGTTGGGATGGTTATTAACTCGTTCAGGGCATAATGTAAATGAATCGTCTACAAAAACCATATCGTAATTCATGAGAGGAAAGTAGCAGAAATTCCCTCCGAAAGTTACTACTTTCATGTCTGTGCTTGCACCTCATATTCGAAGTTCATTGTTAAAGTTACCGTTTGACTTAAGGTAGCATCTATATCTAAAGTGATTACAACCGTGAGGGTTTGTCCGCCGTAATAGTCCTCAAGGTTGAATTCCGCAAAAGTTTGGTTTTCTAATACATTTACTTGTTGTGATGCAATTACGACTCCGGGAGATGTTTCAATATCTATAGTGATTGTAAATGTAGTGAAACCGGACGTACAAGGAGATGTTGCACAAGATAGTGAATACGATGGAAGGAGCTTGAAGTAGCCTACGGGTACTAATAAAGTGTAGGACTTAGATACGGAGCCGTTATAAGGAGTCTGTATTGTGAAAGTGTATTCACTCGGATTTAATATGTTATTATAGCCCGTAACTTCAAATAGAATTATATTATCGAGACCGCATGAGGAATTTATGAGTATCAAAGCCAGTTCTTGAGACCATGTGACTTGGTAGGTATTGTTAGCGGTACCCGTGACTTGGAAAGACGAAATGGATGACTCTCCGGAAAAGAACTCCGTATTAGCACAGAACGTCCCATTTGAAGCGACGATACACGCACTATAAGAAGTTAGGCCCGATGAACCTCCGGAAATAGACCAGAAAGCGAGGTAATCCGAGGTAGTAATATCTAAAGTAATAGAATAAGTCAATGACTGGTTATAGAAGAATAGGGGTTCTATGTAGTAAGTGGGAGGTTGAGAATAGAAATACACATCGGTAACCCAAATTTGGAAATATTCACCAGCCTCGCAGTTGCCTGCAGAAACGCTCAATTGAATTGTATCAGTACCTTCGGGGACGGGAGCGGTAACAATATAATATTGTACTTGTTCGTTTGATAAATTATAAGAGAGTGTAAAAGTATAAGAGCCTATACTATCACCGCTTGCGTTAAGGTAATTGAATTCGAATGAAGGACTAAGCGGTGTACATTCCGATTGTATAGCACCCATTACCGCAATCCATACATTTTCGGGATTATATATAAGGGAAGAATAAGGAATAGTAATTGTCATAGTACCGGTTGTTGAAATAGATGAAGGAACAATGTATAAATATTCACCACAGTTACCGCACGGGTCTCCCGAACTTTGACCGGAACCTCCGGATTCGGAAAATATCCCTAGGTTTATCTGTTGGCAAACGTTATACTGAGCTATAGTTAAGCCCATAATAAATATTAACAAGGCTGAAGTATTTTAAAATATGGGTTTTATAAGGCACGACCCTAAAGGACTTATTTGGCAAAGTGACGGAGAATTTGCACTAAAAGCACCGGAAGACTTCTTCATAATAAACGTAGCAAAGGGATTTTACAACCCTAAGGCGAAAATCTGGATACCGTATGACGATAACGTACCTATAGATATAAACGACTTATTGAAAGTAGCGGAAATAACCAGAAATAATTTTGAGAACGGTAAAAAGACGTTAATACATTGTGTAGCAGGGGTGCATAGAAGCGTAACGTTTACCCTAGCATCAATTATGTATATATATCATATAAATATTAGAGAAGCAATGAAAATGTTATGTGAGCCGTGCATTGATTTTGACATTTATGTACACGAGATACCACACCATTTTAATTCATTACAAGCGTTTTATATTGCATACGTAAAATGACCGTATAAACCAGATAAATTTTTAGTAAACTTATGCATTGTATAATATATGATAACAATAGAAGAACTGATAAATGCGTTAAAAAAAATATTCAAGGCTGTCCCACCTTCCAGTGTAGACATTGCGATAACTGATATCCGTAACTACGAATATACATGTTATATTGAAGGCGAAAAGAAACCACGTATTGTGTATGAAGTCCATTTTATTGCGGTAATATTTTCAAAGATGACGGATGGGACGTGGCAGGGTGCGAAATTAGGGGACTTTGAGGCTACAGTAACCGAATACGAAGACGGAGACATTGACGTTAAATTAGAAAAAACAAGTGGATAGTTTACCATATCCTCGGAGACCACCTTATAAATGACCAATTTCCGTATTGACCGCTACTCGAACCGGCAATGACCATATAGTAAGTACCGGAGGAAGGAGGAGAGAAGTAACTTGAAATATCTACACTACCACTAGCTATTTCATTATTATAATCATCATAAAAAGTGAAATATACGTAACCACTAGATGGATCATATGTTATAATCAGAATATACCCTTTACCCGTTACGAAATTCTGACCTTCAAAACTGCCCGACCCTGTATGACAAACCGCATATGATACACTGTTATTATTTACGACAACGACGTTGAAACAAGCCCCACTTCCCTCATTTTGACCGCATGTAGCACAACAATACGGATCAAATTGGACATAGAAATACGTACCTGACGTAGTAGGCATCACGACATCTCCTTGACACGGACATCCCGTATAGTTATATACATCAAACAACGATGAAGTATTGGGAGATTCCAGAAATAACGCAACGGTTACTCCGTCTGCGGGACAGCTAGATACTGACGTTGCAGAAACTATAATGGATACAGTAATTATATCACCTTGAGTATAACTAAACGGTATAACAGTACCTCCGTATTGACCTTGGGAAGCAGTAATCAGTTGCATATATTGTGTATCATTACAAGAATCCCATCCCGAAGAATAATATGTTGCATCACCGTAGTTAGAATACGAAGGTAATTCGGAAATATTCGATGATGATTCCCCGACAGCAGAACAATAAGAATGATCATCGGCTATATCATACCTTACCCTTGCATAATGAAAAACGATATCTAGGTCTCCATTTAAACTACTAAACGCCGTACCTATATACATATAAACGTCTCCTGATGGTACACATTCATTTGAACATGATGATGAACAACTATTATAAGTCAAATCACCCATAGTATTTGCTCCGCCTGATCCCAATTCCAGCGGTACATAATCTATATACCATCCGTTTTCAATACCGGGGTTGTATACTACTCCTAACACTCTATGAGAAAACGGGAAATTTATACCCGTTTGTATATAATAGGTACATGATGGATTACATGCACCGTTATTATACCCCGATTCCATCATCCACCAAGGATAACAGTTAGAATTTATACTCCAGCTCATAACGGGGACGGAAGGAGAACAACCGGATATAACGGCAGGAGAATCCGGAGAAAAATAACAAACACCGGATCCGGATGAAATAGCAGGGGATGCAGTCCTGATATTGGTATTAAACGTTTTTGCCGTCTGGAGGACTTCGAATATCGTACCCGTCCCGAACGTATTCTTAGTTTGAAGGACATAGTACCCCGTAGATCCACTTGATGCAGTTATTTCTAAATCATTATCAACAGTAACAGAGACCGAACCACTTTCGTATACATACCAGTTATCAGTATTTACCGATGTTCCACAGAAATTATCGTAGAATATGAAGACCTTATCACCATTATCATAATCACACCCTGCTATCTCCTTATATGCCCCGGCAACTCCATCATATACATAGTCAGACTCACCGTACCATACATCAATAGTTAATGACCCACCTGAAGATATAGAAGTAGGTAATACTATAAATACCCAAGCATAACCATCGTCAATGTATTCTACCCAAGAATATAATTCCTGACCGTTATATGAAAACCTAATATTAGAATAAGTCGAATTGGCATTAGGGACGTTAATATATAACGGAACTTCATAACCCGATTCCCAAGTAATTGATGAATAATTGTATATAGTTAATTGATAAGAATTATTATAGCATTGACCTATTGCGTCACTAAATGCACACGGAACAAATTGCAAATCAATAACTTCCTCAGTCTGAGATGACAATTCCGATACCTGAGTAGGACTAACCTGTTGCATAAAATAAGAGACTTGATAAACTTGAGTCTGTGAGGTCTCTTCCGATATCTGAGTAGGAGATACTGTCTCGGAAATAGAAACAACTTGAGAAGTCTCACTTTTTGACGTTTCTTCCGATATTTGAGTAGGAGTAACTTTCTCAGAGAAATAGGAAACTTGATAAACTTGAGTCTGTGACGTTAAAACACTCTCGACCACCTCCTTAACAGTCTGATAAATCAGAGAATCAAGGAATTCCTGAGTAGAACTCGTGACCTCAGGGACTAAAACCTTCTTAACAGTCTCAAATACTTGACTAATAAGTATATCCTCACTGACCGAAGTAGGTTCAGATTTAAGGACTTCGGTAACAATTTGAAATACTAATACATCAATAACACTCCTAATAGCATTAGTATATTCAGCCAATTTTTCAGGGACTACAGTCCTAATAATATCAAGAGTAGTAATAAGTTGAGTAACCGAAGTGGGAACTGATTGGTAAAAAGTAATAGGTTTAGTGAACTTAACTTGCAAAACCCGTTGAGATAATGACGTTACCTCACTCTCGGTAACAAGTTTAATAGGAGGCTGGAAATATCCCAATACCGAAACGGAAGTAGCGGTAACACTTTCAACGAAAGTCTGTTTTACTACAGGATAAGTAAAATAAACTGATTGTAAACTCCTAGTAGCCGTAATACTCTCTATTTCTTTAATTAAAGTAATAGGATAAATAAACGATACTTCAAGGACGGGCAAAGTAGCGGTAACAAGGTAAGAGAGGACGAAAGATACTCCTTCTTCAACGCTTTCGGTCTCCGTAGTATGAGAAGGAGCCTCCTCAAGAGATAATTGGTCTTGAGGTACAACGTATTCACTCTGAGGTACTTGTTCAACGGTACCTATAGGAGTTTCCTCATAATTATAAACGGCATCGGTAGGGTCTACGATTTCTATACCGAGCATGTAGTAGCAAGTACACCCGGGGCAAACATTAGGACACGGCTCGGAAACCACTAAAACTTGAGTAGTCTGAGAAGGAGGAGGAGTAACAGTGGTCGTAGGATATGTAGTATAAGAAGGGTAGGTAATAGGAGTAGGAGTGGGATAAGTAGTATATGTAGGAGGAGGAGGGGAAACGTAAAGAGAAGTTGAAGTAGTAGTAGGAGGGACTACGGACGGAAAAACTACAACCCCACCCTCATTAACAAACCACAGTTCTTCACTTGCCGTAACACCCGGAGGTACGCAGAAACCCGTAGGAGAAGAACAAGGTTGTCCTATATCATTAACTTGAACGTTCTCATAATACGTGTACTTCTTCACGGGATATTTACCTACATTAAGAACGTCACCGACACTCACCTTTTCAGTCAGCTTCTCCTCTTCCTTATGAGCAACGAATATCTGCAATTGGTCGAATACGGGTATAACCTCAGTATTTATACTATTAACAGCCTTAGAAATAAGGATTGTGACATGGTCTTTAGCCTCTGCAATATAATGAGCTAAAGCACACTGAATACAGCACTCATAAAACGCTTGAAAATCGGGCTGGTTAAGGCATTGGTACATACACTCAACGTCACTGCATTCCCAATTGGGAGTAGGGACACAGTTATTGTTAGGGAATTCTCCACAAGACATAATATAATAAAGGAAAAAAGTAATTTATGAGTTTATACATAAGGAACATTATAGGTAACGGTTGCCAATCCGTAATTCTGAACTTCAACCTTACGGGGACTTTTACGGTATCAACAAAAGTCATAAAACCACCATCAATATTATCTCCTTGGAACGTGTCGATTTTTTATGACAACATATTTTGGGCATCCTATAACGTTGATACCGCAAACAGTGATGATATATATAATTTTAACGAAATTAAAGTACAAAATTTAAATTATATTGAAATATACTTTTGCAACTCCGGGGGTTACCAATTAACAAGTGACGAGATACAGCTACAGATTACAGTAACAAACAACAGTACGGGAGATGTAATATATGATGACACGATAACAATAGAAATAAACGTAGACCCGATAGAACCGGTACCTGTATTCGTCCCCATATCGGTAAATACGAGAACGGAAGAAGAAACGGTACCGGTACCAGCAGGAACTAAATTTGAGTTCACACAGAATATAAACATCACCTACACTCCCGTAACCCTATATTTCCTAATGTCCACCCCCAATACCTTCCTATTTAAATTATACTTCGAAATATGCGGTCAAACATACGAAGTGGAAAACCCATCAATAATCTACCCCGGGGGATGTATAGCGGAAAAAAACCAATATGTATGTACAAAATGCGACTCAAACGGGTTCTGTTACCAATTAATATACCCATTCACAAGCATACCTATATATAATGCAAAAGGACAGATTGTAGGATATCAAACAATAACGTTAAACACTTATTACATAAGGTTCTCAATAACGATATCATCACCTTGCTCCGGAGTTATAAAATGGGTATTAGAACCTATTCTTGTAACGGGAAGTGGAGGCACGGCGGTAATGAATGTAACGTTTTCGGAATGAGTAAAATAAATATAACGGAAAATAGAACATTGAAAATATGAAACTAAAACAACCTATTATTGTTGAAGGCATAGTGACAATTAGGATAAAACATATTGATACGGGAAAAGTGGAAGAGTATGTAACCACGAATATAATGACCAATGCGGGATTGAATGAAATAGCCTCTCATTGGGCTACTCCTTGGTCAATGCCACAAAATTATAGTTACGTAATGGAAGTAGGTAGTGGAACCGGTACACCCCAACCCACAGACACGGGAATGTTCCAACCTATTTACCCTTGTTTTGAATATGTGTCACCCACAGTTTCCGGAAACCAAGTATCATTCATAGCTACTTATCTACCCAGCCAATGCAACGGATATACGTTTCAAGAAGCGGGTATAGCTTTCCCCGCACAATTACAGGAAAGTAACGGTACAATAACGGGAGTAAGCGGTACACTAGTAGACCACTTAGTATTCCCGATACCGATACAAAAGACGTCCTCAATTTACTTGGAAATAATCATAACATTCGTAATTGTATGAGGAGTGAAAAAAATGATATCTTACCAATACGATGATAAAAACAAAATACTACATATCAAAATCTACTTACTGATAGAGCAAGTACCAAAAAAACCGACTCAAAATGAATTAAAAAAAGTATTACCAAAAATATTAAAGGATTATGCGAATATGATAGAAAAAGGTGAAGTTAAGATAATGGATAGCAATGAATGGGGATTATGGTGAAATCAATATACACTCAATGCCGGAACTGTAGTTACGAGTGGGTAGTAGACCAGACTATCTATTATATGAAAAAATATCATAATATAGAATTAATGAAATCTTATTTCAGACCGGCACATTTTTACGTAGGGGACTGTAACACAATATTCCAAGTAGCATATAACGGAATAACTTGGTGTGACACTCCAAGTGACGTTACTGCTAAACCTGCGGATAGCCTAAAGGTAATAACGACGTCCATGTGGCTAAAAGAACATATGGAGAAAAAAGGAATTCATGTAGAACAGGTAATCCCAAGAGGAGTAAACGACAAAATGGCACAAAAACACGTGAATTTTGACTTCAACGCTAGGAGAGGATATATCATTATCGCAAAAAACAGACCGTATAAAAGGATAAACGACGTCCTTAAAATGTTTGAAGGCAGAAGAGCGGAATTAACGTTAATAAGTGACAACCCTAATGCGGACTTTAACTTCTTCTCGTTAAGTGAGGACATGAAATACTACTTATTATCTCACTCATTATTTTACATCGCAGTAAGCGATGCAGAGGGGTTTAATATCCCTCCCGTAGAGGCAATGAGCGTTGGGACACCACTTATTTATGTGAGAAAACACGCTTATGCGGAATACGGATGCGGAATCGAGATAGATTCAATTGAAGACCTAAAGAAGATAGAGATATCTAAAGAAGAATGGGAGGACTTGAGTTGGAAGTGTTGGTTTAAATCCCTCCGCTATCACTACATAACAATAGGACAGGAATTATGGGGATGGCTCAAGTAGTATATTTAATATTAACGTATAGGAAAATGACGCCGAGTAAAATAGTATCGATTACTGCGAAAGTGAAAGATAAACTAGGTAAAATAAATATAATGTAAATCATGAAAAACGCCAAAATATATGCCGATAAAACGGTTATAATTCCTGCTTCACTAAAATCGCATATCCTATTTTTTGCTATAGAATAAAAAAAATACGGATAAAGGAAAGAATAGGCAATAGTAAAAAAGGAATACAAAATATCGGTTTGTATACTCATAAAAAATACTCCTCACTTCATTATTTCGAGAATTTGTTTTAAAATATCCGGAAGTCCGGGGATAGACTTAATTACCTTAGCGATATCCTCGGATTTACCATACTTTATAAGATAATCGGGATGGACACATAATACTAAACGTGCAATAGCTAGCTTATCCTCATCAGGTATCTTATTAGGGTCTGAGTTCATGAGTTGCTCGAAAACATATACTAATGATTTATCGATTGAAATACCGTTAAACCAAAGAAAAATTGCATCAATAATATACTTTTCAGCTTGAGTAAACTCAAAATTATGTTTATCGATTATTTTATCTATCTTGTCTTTTAAAGGATAATAACTCATATGTAATAAATCGTCACTATAAGTATATAAATTTTCATGAAAGCCATGAAAAATTAATAAAGGGGAACTGAAAAAGAAAAGAACAATGAATATTGAAGAATATTTTAGGCAAAAAGAATGTGATTATTGGAGAGAATACCCCCATTCATACGGGTTATTAAATGTATTCAACAAGACAATTCAAATAGTAGGTGCGGATTGCGGTAGCTCTGCATTATACTTCTTATTAAGAGGAGCAAAATACATCATACAATATGAGAAAGAAGAACACCTCAGAAAAAAATGGAATGAAGTTTGCCAGTATTTTAACATATGCGATAAAGCTACAATGAAAAAAGAATGGAATGGAGAATACGAAAACGTAGATGTCTTCGTAATGGACTGCGAAGGGTGTGAGGAGCAATTGAATGTAGATATGCTGAAAAAATACGAGCAATGGTGTATAGGAATCCATGACTGGACTAAAAATAGGGTAGAACTAATGAGGAAAATGGAAGGGACTATTTTCACTTACGTAAGTGACGACGGCAGAGAAATAACATTATGCAAAACACACTAGATTTTATACAACTCGACAGTACAATTAAAATACTTACAAACATCCTCAATTATACCTTCATACTCTGGTTTATCGATAATAATAACTTTAGAGACCTTATTACTCATTATTTTATTAAGCAACTTACGCAAATTCTCGATATTATTATCAGGGTCGATTATAGCTTCATCATAACTAAAGATAGTAACATTTTTACCACTAAAAAGGATTATTTCCCTCCTGCCTCTAGTCGCTAATAAACTATTTACCTCCTTCTCATCAAACCTTAACTGACCGCTAGGAAGGACAATAGGATGAAGATAACCATTATTTACATACCTCATAAGAGTACGATAACTTACACCCAAAATCTGACAAACTTCTTTTGGTTTAAGCATATTATAATAGTTGTCAGTAATTGTATATAAATTTTTAGAGAACCTTCTTGATACGGTCTATGAAACTCTTGAAATCCGAAATCAAACTCTCGACAACATTAACATCGCTTTGAGGTATCTCCAATATAACCCTAGGAGTAACGGGATAACCGAGTTTAGGAATGGAGAAAGTATATGAAAACACAGCATACGGGTCTGGAGGAGCGGTAACATTAATACCGGATTGTTGCTCATACTCCACTATTTCAGCATAATCGTAAATAATAGCATAAAGGTTAAGTTGCTGAGGCGAAACTTCCAACAGTTCACCATTCAAAGACTGTAAACAATAAAACCCATATTCCGGTGCTAACACAACACCATTAGGAGGCAAATAAAACACAAAACCTATTTGTGAATGAGAACCGTCGGATAATATAGCAAGAGAATACAACGGGATATTCTTCAAGTCGGTAATAAATGATGAAAGAGAATTAGCAAAATAGACCTCAGCGAAAGCATCACCGAAAATATAAGAAGGTATGCTAACATTATTACCATTTATCCTTATCTCTGCACCACGTAACAATGAAACATACTTAGGCTTATCCGTCTTATTAACGAATATCCAATCAACTTCCCCGTAATAAACAGAGTAGACATAATAAAGTGCTAATTCATTATTCTCCCATAATTTTTGAGCATTAGGAGGAATTTGGGAAAGGACTTGTATACGGTCTGGTTTAGCATAAACGTATCTCATAAAATTATCATACAACCGAAAATATAAAAACCTAACGGTGACAATAAAAAATTAATACACCGAAAAGAAAATATACCATGATTCGATATGAAATTATTCCATTTCAAAAAGGAAGAAAAAACGAGTAGGTCATTATTCGTACAAACGACAGCACAAATACCGCTGGAAATAATGGTAGCAATAGGAAAAAGACATGCAGTAGGAATAGGCGAAATAGGAGATAAGTCAGCAACAGTAGAAAAAACATTATTCCCATTCGGAGCAAAACCTACACCGGAAGAAATAGCCCAATTAGTATTACAGAAACTAGGAGTACCGAAAAGCGAATGGGAAGAAATATTGAAAACTAAAAAAGAAATAGTATTCTAGGAAAAACAAAATGATAGGCTTAATAAAAGCTATATTATTTGGAATAATTTACGCATTTATAGAGGAAAAGTACATAAATCTACCCAACACGCAACACCGGAAAATTTATTCTCACCGTATAGAATACTGTATTTTATACTGTTTTTGATAGCGAATCTAAGTATGGAATACAATAAGTGGATTGCATATTGGTTCATTTCTATGAGTATTGAAGATATATTCTACTGGATAATAGCGGGGAAGAAACCCTATCAATGGACGTGGTATTACCTAGTAGTTAAAGGAATACCGATAATAGACGTGATAGAAATAGTAATTGCAATAATACTGTTACTAATTTAACATTTATGACTACGAAAAGACAAAATATTAATATAAATCGAAAAAATTACGGAAAATAACAAGGCAACATCCGCAAAAATGTTAGTAAAAAACGAACATAAAGCATAAACAAGAGATGTCATACCGTAAAACCCTACAAATACAGAAATAAATGTAGCGTTAAAATTATGACAGAAATACAAATCAACAACAAGCTCGTAAATTATCCATATGGAGAGAGAAAGAAGAACACCCATACCAAGAATAAAATTAACATGATAACATGTAACAAAATAATAAGCAAGCCCAAAAATATATAAAAGACCGATTAAAAACCTATCTTCATGAGTAAACCTCATCTGGTCACCACCATTTCTGTAACAACAAACTTATCTTCTATCTCTCTGGCACTGGAAAGCATGTACTTCAAACCCGGGTTCTCTTTAATTATCTCTTTTTCGACGTGCTTCACTTTTCTCTCTTCAATAACAGACATTATATCAACCAATATATCGGCATACGTAGTACGGTCTACACTATTATCAAACTCCCTCTGAACAAGTATTTTACCATCACCCGAAACTACATTAACTATATGTACCATCATAATTCATTCACCAATTACAACCATTTTATCAGAAATTTTAAGAATGTATTTATTATCACGTTCTTCAAACGTTACATTATACCCCAAACTTTTCATATCTTCCATCAACATTAAAAGGTATGCATAAGAAAATTGTTTAGATGGAAGTATAATAAATCGTATTTGTTTATCACCATTTTTCAGAAAAGTTAAACCGTGCATGTTAAAGTTTTTGGATACGGGGTTTATAAATCTAACTTTGCTATATTTATAGCCCCCATTATCGTACTCCTAGGTTTCTTGAAATCAATCTGAAGGTCATCAAGATAATAAGCATAACTAAACCTATTACCTATAGAAACCGTAAGATAAGGGTTATTACACACATGAACAAGTACGGATTCAACACATTTATTATCACAACGTGTTATATGAAGCTTGGATTTCTTAATACTGTCCAAAGTGTGATAAGCATAGTCATTATTTAGCTTAAACACAATACCGTAAACAAGTTGAGATATTGAAAAACAATCCGGAAGAAGAGAATTAAGACAATGATAATCACGATTAATGTTATGAATGGGTAAATACACCCTAGTACGGTAATCCGTAATACGGTTCTTCGGAACAAAATACGTATAACTGAATAAGTCGCCGTATTCATTACCACCATATGTTTCACTAAAATAGTCTTCATATAATTTAAGTTGAAGGTAAAAATACAAAGAATCACTATTAAACTCAATAGTATCATCACGAATATACACATCATACTTACCTTCCTTTATAGCCTTAAGTACTTGAGAAATAACACCCATGAAAAAAATTAGGAAAAATTAGTATTTAACTCTTAGCAATTGCACACAATATACAAGCAAACTTCTCCCAGTCAAGTAACGTGAGAGGGTCACCGGACGTAAGTTCTACATTAGCTACCTCTATGTTACCATAATAAACCTTCCCATTACGCACATAAAACGGACAAAAACCGTTAGCATATAGACATGCAGGTAACAAATTAACATTTTTGAAACATTTATAAGGAATAATTAAATTGGAACCCTTAGTACAATAATAACGTTTACCGTTATAGATATACGAGTTATCTGTATAATCGAAAGTCGCACCAATCATAGCAAGAATAGTACAAGGGTAACCGTAAACGAAACTGAGCATACGGTCTAGATTATTAGTATCGGTATACCTAATAATAATCCAACCGGATGGATAACCGAGACCATAATGAGAATATTTTAAATCGGGATACTTAGATGAAAGGAAAACGATTATCTCATCACTACTTTTAAAACCAAAGAAATCTGCAACAGCAATAATATTATCAGGCAACTTCTCACCGCTTATCATTCTGCCTCCTTCGGGCAAGATAGCAAACCCGGAAATATAACGTTTTGTAATAGAGAGGATAGGGTAAGTCATTTACAAACCCTCTCAATTTTTTCTATCAAATCTTCACTCACAATTAACTCATACAAGGAATGGGTCATGCGGAAAATTTCACAAATCTCATCCTTTTGAAGGACATATTTAACTTTACGCTTAGGATAAAGATAACAACGTACCTCGGATTCCCTAAGGTACTTTACTGCTCCATAATTTATAGGTTTCTTACCATCCATAGCAGTTAGCTCACCGGTCGTAAAATAATAATAATCTGGACTGCAAATACTATCATCCATCTCACCAACCAGAATAACGGGATTTGATTTGTTGATAGCGAATAATAAAGCAGAAGTAGGTAAAATACTCCAATAAGATATATGTTCGGGAAAAGTACCGTAAGTGAGAACAATACCGGTACTAATTACATACAAGTCATCTTTATATCTATAAAAACCATAAGATGTACCACGATAAATTAACCGTGACATATTAACAAGATTATGAAACTGTTTTATCAAACCAACTATATCAGAAAATGATTTAAGGTTAAACTCATAATTAATGTACTTATGGTTCTTGATTAAATCAAAAATGAACCTACGTTGCACATTATAAACAGCCATATCAAATTCTGAAGTTAAGAGATTAGTGATATAATAGTAACTATCAAAAAGAGAATATAAACGTTTAGCATAATCGTATTTTAGATTAATATCAAAGACAACATCAGTAGGCAACATAATAACCCATCTCCGTCAATATCCTAAGTACATCGGAAACAATCTTATCGTAACTCATACCTGTTTCCTCTACAATAGACGAGACAATTAAATTAAACGTATGAGAATCGATAACATATGAATTTATGTACTTGATTCCACGAAAATATTCAACTTGTCTTTGAACAAGCTCATATAAATCCGTGACCATTGAAAAAAATAAGAAAAAGGAGTTTTTAAATTTTTTCAGCTACTGCTTCCCCGTTTGGTGACCCGTATGAAAAACTATAGCAGTAAATAGCCCAATAAGTATGTAATCCCAATATTGACAGTGTAGTAAAGCAGGATTTGTATATGTAAATAAAAGCATAACAACGAATATTATTGCATTAACTAGATACATAATAACAGAAAAGTAATTCATGAGAAAAAGATAGAAAAAAAGAATATTTAAACCTTTACTCTAATGTTGATGTAAGGTAAACTATCCTCTCACAATCAATAACATGATAAGCTTCAATATGAAGATTCGCAAAATAAGGAACTCTTTTATCACAATAAGTAGACTCACCCAGAATACATACTAGCATGCCGTAATATAAACGAGCCATAGATTTACTAGGAAAAGCACGCTGAAAATAGGAATGACCGTTAAAATCCATAGCTTCAACAAACCAAATCATAAAACAAAAAACGAAAAACAGGATAATAAGAGTTACGAAAGAAGGAAAAAAGTGTTACCCTTTATTTCATCACTTTTATTTTTCTCTCTAATTGTCAAAGTGTGTATCCCGCTGGCAGGTTTCTACCTGCGATTTGAAATTTAGATTGACGTAAGGAGTAAAATTGTCGAAGTGGGGATGCCGGTAGCAGGTGGGAACCTGCCATCCCTTTTGAACGTTGAATCAAGCGTTGAATTGAACATGAGAAAAATTCAAAAATCAAGGTCTTGAGGGGGTATAAAATATATCTATAAAAAAAAGGAACGAATGAGCCCAGTATAAGAACTTAAGACGTATCTTATAAGACGTAAGATACAAGACATGTCTTATGTCTTATAAGACGTGCCAGTGTCTTACAACGTATAAGACGTATCCGTGTCTAACACGTCTTATAACGTTTCTCTCTCG